AGAAATTGCTGATTATGGGACTATTGATAATTACCTTTATACTATGCCAAAGGCGCTCAATCATCTGCAAATGCAGATCACGATGCCTTTTGAAAACAGAAAGCAAGAAGAGGCCCGAAAGTTAGCTGGCTTTTTTGAAGGTCTGCATGGTACTGGGTATTTTTTATATACCGATCCAGCCCAGATATATAAACCAGTTAACTTATTTTTGAATAGCATTGATAATACATTTGTTGAAAATGACCTATATTCGTTAAATGCCAATTTATCAACAGACCAGATTTCAACAGTTTTAAATTGGAATCAGCCGCTGATAACAGGTTCAAATATAAAAGGTAATTGGGCTACTTCAACAAGTTATCAAAAGTATGATGTGGTGAGGTATACAGGTAATGCCACTTTCCCAAGCAATACTGGCAATCTGTACGATTCGTTTTATTACTGCAAAGAGGCTCATACTTCTCAATCATCACTTACTCCAGCTTCAGTTGATACAGTAAAGTGGTCAAAGGACTTCTTTTTTCAGCCAACTTATTCGACGCCGCTTTCAAGAGAAACTGCCGTAATAAAAACTGAACTACCTTACTCTTTCACAAAGAGAACAAATTTTGGCCTTCATGCAAACGCATTAAAGTCTTTTAGGTTAGATTTTAAAGGCGTCAGCGATGCTGAAGCTAGATGCATTCTTCACTTTTTAATAGGTAGACAAGGGTATAAACGATTCCAATATAAAATACCAAAGATATATAATCAATTCAAGGTGTTTTTTGCGCCACAATGGACACATACTTTTGTTTATAAAAATGTAAATGATATATCTGTAACATTAGTAGAAGATCCTCTTGGTAGAGTTAGCGAGGACATTACTAGCATATCTACCAATGGATTAGTTTTGTATTTAGAAGCTTCTGGAACTTCATCATATAGAACAGGAGATTCTTGGTATGACTTAAGTGGATCTGGAACTGCGGCGACTATTTATAACACTCCAGTATATTCGTCTAGAAATAGAGGAATATTTGTTCTTGATGCAGTGGATGATTATGTTGATTTTTCTGTTTCTGGATTAACATCTACTGCCACAATTGAAGTTTGGGCGAAAATAAATGCGCTTGGAGGAATGATTATGGGGTGGTTACGTTATGACATATATACAATTGGGGCTACTGGAATTGGGTTTAATACTGCAAATAGCGATTTATATGGAGTTCCATTTGCTCAAGTAACCTCTTTGGGATGTATTGGCAACTGGAAGCATTATGTATTTGAGATGCGCTCTGACGTTTCCTATACAAATAATAAAATTTATATCAATGGGCAACAGCAAACTCTTTCTCAAATAGTTACCGCTGAAAGCGCAGTTCAAAGAAATTTTAATAGTGGCGTTGGAAGAATATCAGGATGGAGAGCCGATTCTGGATACAAAATGAATATGGATCTTGGGGCTTTTAGAATTTATAATCGCGCTCTAACACAAGAAGAAATAACAATTAACTTTAACGCTGGAAGGGACCGTTTCAAAATCTAATGAGACAAGCAATTTCATATGAAATGTTGATGATGCTTGTTGGTCCAAGCGGAGCCGCAGACCATTCGACAAATCCGACTGGATTTGCAAAGCTTGATTTTATCCAGTCCTATGATTTTTCTTTTAGTATTGATCGCGCTGCATTAAAACAATTGGGCACTGGATCATTCGCAACAAGACAAACGCAATTTGCACCAGATGTTAATTTTAATTTTGAATACTATTTGACTGACGGATGGAATGAAAATTTTATTGGGTTAAATGTTAGTAGCGGCGCTTACGCGAACCCGTTCAATCAAATTTTCAATGTTAATTCTGACAGAAATTTTTATGTTTTAATTTCTCCAGATAATGGAGATGATGCGAATTCTTTTAAAACCCAAAACACTGGAAGCAATACTGAATTTGATAATTTTAATATTTTAGGCATAGGTAATTCATATATATCAAATTTTGAAATAAGTGTGGCTGTAAATCAATTAGCAAAAGTAAATACATCTTTTGTAGCAGCTAATGCAAGAATAGAAAGAACAAATTCAACTGAATTTGGAAACAACTATTTGTATAGTCCAGCAGTTTTTACCACTGGAACTGGATTTATAGCCAGTAATGATGCCACCCTTTATGTTTCAACTGGAATTATAAAAAACTCAATTCCTTACTTTAGAGATAGAGATTATCCAAATCTTTACAAAGCTGAATTTAATGGCGGCTGTCCATATAGCGCTTGCACCATAACATCAACGGCAATTTCTGGCAGCGGAATAACATTTGGTCTTGATTTTGAAAACTTCCAATCAATGACAATTTCAGTTCCATTTGAAAGAAAGTCGTTGTATGGCTTTGGGAGCAATCATCCATTTTATAGAAAAATTCAAGAGCCAGTAGTTGGGACGTTTAATTTAGACTCTCTGGTCGATTCGTTTCAGAGGCAAAATTTAGTAACTGTATTCTCAAATGAAGATAGGACTGTAAGTGGTTATAATTTTGACATAATGTTTTCAAACATTACTGGGAAAAATAAATTTGGGGTCAAGATACAAAACGCTAGATTAGACTCATATTCAATCGGCTCTTCAATTGGAGATAGATCAATAATATCAACCTCTTGGTCATTTGAGATAAATGATTCTACTGGCATTTTGTTTTCTGGCTCATATCCAACCCCAACAACCGTTAGTAATAGAGTTACTGATTCATTTAACACATATCCTAGATAATTAACTGTAAATAAAGATATGAGCCGCACAATCGCAGATCTTCAAGAGTCAACGGTCATTGATGATCAAGATGAGATCTTGTTTTACCAAAATTCAACAAAAGTTACCAAAAAGGTAAAGAGAGGTAATTTTTTTAGCAGTAGAGGAATTGTAGTAAGGGGAAGAGTTATAGATCCAGAAGGCAATGACGTTGGTTTGGCTGCTGCTGCTGCTGCAAATGATGCCGCTGTTGCTTTAGTGACTGCACAAGGCGCTCAAGCTACTGCTGATGGAAGAAATAGAATATTCTACGCAGACACGGCGCCAACAAATCCAATTGGAGGATATGCATTAAGACAGAATGATATTTGGTATGAGACAGACAACGGTTATAAAATGTCAAAGTGGACTGGATCAGCATGGGAGGCATATCAACTAGATGATCCCGCTTTAGCTGGATTAAATGTAGGTAAATTAACTGCTGGATTTATTAGTTCTCAGGTAATTTCTATTCTCGGAAATACAGCGGACAGTACTCAGCCAGCGCAGTGCTCTGGATTTATAGAGTCAAATAATTTTGTTCCAACTTGGGTATCTGGACAGATGACGGTTAGAGTATATAATGGAGGAGATTCTGAATTAGGAAAATCGAGTGCAAGCGATGTTGTTCAAGTAAAGGTGCTTCAAAACGATGGTAAATATAAATTATTTAGATCTAAAGTAGATCAAGGCGCTAATGCTACAGGCGCTCCACCTTCTTCTGGAGAAAATACTTATTGGATAGAAGTAGCTGAGGGTAGTATCCCAACAATTCAATTAAAAATCAGTGACACAGTAACTAAAACTGTACAAAATTTTGGATTTAGAATTGTTGCGAATGGATACGCCGAATTCGGCGGCTCTTTATTTAGAGGGGCAGTTATTGCAAATGAAGGTTTTTTTGGAAATAAATTAGATGCAGTAAGAATTGATAGTAGCGGATTGACCATGAGTAGTGATGGTAGGATAAAATCTGCCGGTATTGGATACAACGGAACAGATTTTACAAGCACTGCTGGAAGTGGTGGATTTTTTCTAGGAAACACTCAAGCAGAGGGTCAGGCTAACTTATATCAATTTTTTATTGGAGATCCTAGTGGAAATAATTTAAGATGGAATGGTACTGATCTTAGAGTCAATGGTAGATTATCTGCTTACGCAACTGGAACTTCTGGAGCTGCTGGATTTGGTTTGATTATAAATTCTGGATTCGGAATCAGAAGAGAAGGCAATGATAAAGTTTTAACAATAACAGGAGGAGAGGGAAACGGAGTTACAAATGGAGCCCAAATAGATTTGTGCGGAAGTGCCGCTGGTGGTTTAGGAGGATTTTTAATTCTTCAAGCTGGGTCTGGAGTAAATTCAGAAATAAGATTAAATACAAATGTAGCCAACGGCGACCCAAATAGCGGAACAGAGAGATTAGTAATAAAAAATACAGGTTTAATAAAAGCAAGAATAGAGGTTTCTGGAAATGCGCCTGGTCCAGTAGCGGTAACTTCGGGCGCAGGATGTATTCATGTAGAAGGAAATATAGGAATAGGAATGCTGCCGGACACTCAAAACTCTTCCGGAGACAATAATGGAAAACTTTGGGTTGATACCGAAATTGCTTTGTATAAAGATGCAGTTAGAAGCGTTGTTATAAAAAAGTTAAGCGATAATGGAATGATTTATTTAAGAGACTCTACTGATTCAGTAACAATAACTCTTGATGGAGGCGCTGGCGAAATAACTGCCTCTAGTTATAATTCCACTTCTTCAAAAAGATTTAAAAAGAAGATAAAAAATCTCAAGAATGGTTTAAATCTTGTAACTTCTTTAAGACCAGTAACTTTTGATTGGAAAAAAAAGGAAAAGAAAGACGACATTGGTCTAATCGCTGAAGAAGTATATAAAGTAATACCTTCTGTTGTAAAACTAGATGAGAATGATCTGCCTTGCGCGATAGATTATTCAAAACTTACTCCAATTTTAATTCAGGCCGTAAAGGAACTGTTCGCTGAAGTTGAAAAATTAAAAAATAAAATGCATCATGGCGGCGCCAGAAACTAGATATAGGGCTTATGTAGAAACAAAAGGATTTGTAGATTTAAGTGGTATATTTTATCCTTTAGAAGAAGGAGATACAAAGGCTCCAGATGTTGGATACGATGTAGACGGAACTGACATATCTAATTATTTTAAGCCTATTGAAATAATGGGTCCGCCGTATGATACAAATTTTAAATCAGAGGGCGTGGATTTAAGTGATATATTTGAGTGGATCGGAGCAACGACTACGACGACTACGACTACGACGACTACGACGACTACGACTACGACGACTACGACGACTACGACTACGACGACTACGACGACTACGACTACGACGACTACGACTACGACTACGACGACTACGACGACGACGACGACTACGACGACGACGACGACTACGACGACGACGACTACGACGACAAGCACTACGACGACTACAACGACAAGCACGACTACAACGACAAGCACGACGACTAGCACGACTAGTACTACTACCAGTACCAGTACTAGTACTAGCACTACAACTAGCACTACAACTAGTACCAGTACGAGCACTAGTACAAGCACTAGTACAAGTACCAGTACAAGTACTAGTACAAGCACTAGTACAAGTACTAGTACGACTCCACCTCCAACGACTACAACTCTTCCGCCGACAACTACAACTGTCGCGCCAACTACAACTGTCGCGCCAACTACAACTGTCGCGCCAACTACAACTGTCGCGCCAACTACAACTGTCGCGCCAACTACTCCACCTCCCACTACTGAACCTCCTGTCACTACTCAGCCGCCCAATACTACTGAGCCGCCAAGCACAACTGAGCCGCCAAGCACAACTGAACCTCCTGGTACTGAGCCACCTGGTACTGAACCCCCTGGTACTGAGCCACCTGGTACTGAACCTCCTGGTACTGAGCCACCTGGTACTGAACCTCCTGGTACTGAACCACCTGGTACTGAACCTCCTGGTACTGAACCTCCTGGTACTGAGCCACCTGGTACTGAACCTCCTGGTACTGAGCCGCCTTAATATGGACAAACTACTGTCTAAAACTATAATTAAAAAATGAAAAAAATTTTAACAATAGGTATGGCAACCTATGATGATTTTGATGGAGTATTTTTCTCTATACAAGCTATAAGAATGTTTAATATAAAAAATAATTTGGATGAAATAGAGTTTGTTGTAATAGACAATAATCCAAATTCAAAACATGGAGAAATGACTAAAAATTTTGTCCAAAACTGGATAAAAGGAAAATATATTCCATATACAGAAAAAAAGAGTACTTCTGCCAGAAACGAAATTTTTAAAAATGCTTCTGGAGAATATACTTTATGCATGGATTCTCATGTTTTAATACAAGAGGATGGTATACAAAATCTCTTAGAGTATTATAAGAGAAACCCAAATTCAAAAAATCTTATTTCTGGTCCATTATGGTATGATGATTTAAAAAATTATGCAACGCATTTTGACCCAATGTGGAGGGATATAATGTATGGAATTTGGGCAACAAATAAAAAAGAGTATGAAAAGGGAGAGCCTTTTGAAATACCTATGATGGGCCTTGGCCTATTCTCTTGCAAGACTTCAGAATGGAGAGGCTTTAATGATAAATTCAAAGGATTTGGAGGGGAAGAGGGATATATTCACGAAAAGTTTAGAAGAGCTGGCGGCAAATGCATTTGTTTACCTAATTTAAAATGGAACCATAGATTTGGAAGGCCAGATGGAGCTAGATATCCAAACTATATAGAAGATAGAATTTGGAATTATTTTATAGGATGGCTTGAAATATTAAAAAATCCAGAAGATCCATTTTTTATTTCTATAGAAAAAGCTTTTGAAGAAAGAATGCCGTCTGGATTGATTAAATCAATTTTTAAAAAAGCCATAGATGCATCAAAATAATTTGTACCAAGAGTGGAAGGATATTCATCAGCCTTGGGAGTTAAAATATCATCAAGGGCCAAATTTTAGATGGCCGTCTTTTGAAGAAAAATGGCAATTTCAATGGAATAATGTTTTTCATAAGTTTGGCGGTTTTGAAAAAAATTCCTTTACAGAAGAAGATGTATTAATTGATGTTGGTTGTGGATCAAAGCCAGCTTTAAATTGGTTCTATAATGGCAAAAAATATAATATAGATCCTCTATTAAAAGATTATTTAAAAATAGAAAAGATCAATCATTTTTGGAAAAATTTTGACAATGATCAGCTTATCTCACAACAGGCAGAAGCTTTGCAGGAGAATTTAATTGGTAAAGCCTCTTTTGTCTTATGTTGGAATGTTTTAGATCACTGTTTTGATTGGGAGTCGGTATTAAAAAATTGCTTGGCTTATATGAAAAATGAATGTTTTTTTCTATTAGGCACGGATCATTCTTCAACTTCTCATATTGGTCATCCAGGTATAAAGGATCAAATCAAATTTTTTCAGTTTCTTGAAGATAACTTTGTAACTCGTAAAAAAATAAAACTAGGAGAAAAAAATCAATTTAAAAACTGTAGGCAAATAAATTTATTATTATGCAAGAAATAATAATAGTCGGCAACGGCACTTCAGTACTTGAAGTGGAAAATGGATCAAAAATAGATACCTTCAAAAAAGTTGTAAGATTTAATTCTTATGCTATAAAAGACTATGAAAAGTATGTTGGAGAACGTACAGATATATGGTTTAATGTAATTAACTTTTCTAATAAACAAAATGAATGGAGAATGGCTAAAAAGTATGATAAAATATACCTGCATTCTTGGCAGTGGGATGAAAAAAAAGACAAGCTTTATAAAGAATTTTTAGAATTTTATAAAGACCAAAATGTATTAATTGAAAAAACAAAAAGACATACATGCGTTGAAATGAGCGAATTCATAGAAAATAAATATATGGCTTTTTCAACTGGTGCAATAGCAATATGGATGATGCTAAAAAATTATGAAATGGTTACAATAACTGGATTTGACTGGTGGGAGAGAAAGGCTCATCACTACTCAGACAGCGCAGTAAGAGGAAACAACCATAAGCCAGAGCTTGAAAAAATCTTAATTGATAAATTAGTTATCAAAAATAAATTAAAATTTTTATGATTAAAAATAGAGTTTTTTTACCAACTTTATTTAAAAAGTTAAACATAAAAATAGGAGCCGAGCTTGGGGTTGCCGCTGGATTTTATAGTTATAGACTTAATAATAGCCATAATTTTGAAAAATTTTATTGCATAGATAAATGGAACGATCATCATAATGAAAGTGAAAAAAATAAAGTAGAGCTTTTATTTAAAGATCGAAAAAATATTACTATAATTCACTCTACATTTTCTGAAGCGTTACTTAAATTTGATGATAATTTTTTTGACTTTATCTATATAGATGGTTATGCTCATACTGGACAAGACAATGGCAAAACATTAAGAGAGTGGTTTCCAAAACTTAGAAAGGGCGGAATTTTTTCTGGACATGATTATTGCCCAAAAAGATGGCCGAAAACATTTTCTAGTGTAAATAAATTTCTAAAAGATGAGCTTGGGTATAAGATCCATGTAACCTGTGAAAAAACAGACCCATCTTGGTATATAAAAAAATGAATAAGTTTACAATAGTTAGCGGTTTTACTCTAAAAACCCCATATGAAACTGAGGTACAGTTACTTAAAGAATCTTTAAAAAAGTTTTCTTTAACTGATGAGCATATAGTAGGATACGAAAACCAAGGTACTTGGAGAAAAAATTGTCAGTATAAGGCTGTGATAATAAAAAGTAAGCTTGAAGAGCTTAATTCTCCAGTGGTTTGGCTTGATGCAGATGCTGTTTTATTAAGTTATCCAAAGTTATTTGAAGACATAGAAGAAGATATTGCTCTAGCAAAATATGGAGAAGTTATGTCTGGAACTTTATATTTTAAACCAACACACAATGTTTTTTCGCTACTTGATGAGTGGATAGATGAAAATTTTAAAAATCCATTGACTTTAGACCAGTCTATTTTAGATAGAGTTTTAAAACGTAATAACATCAAAATAAAAAGATTACCTTTTGCTTATTGTGATTTTATAGGTTTAAAGAATTGCGTTGTAGCTCAAAATCAAGCCAGTAGAAGATTCAGGCAATTGATTGACTCAAAAAAGTCGATGACTGGCGACAATGTGATTCTTGCTATGAAAACTCCGATAGTTGAAAAAATATCTAGCGGACTGCAAGCCATGCAACAAGAAGCGGCGATTGATGTATCAACATTAAAAGAAAATATTAGAAGATTCACTCCAGGTTGGGCTGGCGGAATGAAAGATGGAACAATCTGTGGTTCTGGTTCTACTATAAAGTATACGGAAAATGTCAGAAAATTTATACAAAAAGTAGTTGAAAAATATAATATCAAATCAATAAGTGATGCTGGTTGTGGCGACAAGCATTGGATGAAGTTATTAGATTTCTCCAATATTGAATACAAAGGATATGACATCATTCCTAGAGATAAAGATGTAATATTTTTTGATATAACTAATCAGATTTTGCCGCAGACTGATTTAATTATAAACAGAGATGTGATTTGGCATTTAAATGAACAAATGATAGCATCAATGATCAATAATTTTAAAAAGTCAAATTCAAAATATTTATTAATTAATTATTTCAAGCACGTAGACAACTCTGTTTTAAAAGGGCAGTTCAGAAGGGTTTCTTTAATGAAAGAGCCATATTTTTTTCCAGAGCCAATAGAAGAAATTTTAGAGAATTCTTCTGATAAAAGATTCGTTGGTCTTTGGGATTTATCATCTATTAATTATTTATCATGATCGATTCATACGCATCTCATCAAGAAGCTTTAGTATTTTCTGCTTTAACCACAACTGGAGATATCCTGCAACTAGGATGCAACGATTATTCAATTATGATATTGAATGAAATATGCAAATTTCAAAATAGAAGCTTAAAAATAGTTTCGACGAATAAAAATTTTTTACAAAAATTTGATTTTATAAAAGATAGGTCTTTTATTAAAGACTGGGCAGACTATGATTTTTCTGGAAAATATGGAACTATTATGTTTGAAACGGAGCAGCATATAGAGGATAAAATTGAAATGCTTCCGAAATTGCTTTTGATTGGTAAAAGTGTAGTAGTTCATAATGCTGGTAGATTATGTATGAAAAAAAATTGGATAGAATATACAGAAAATAAAAAAATAATTTGGTTTAGAAACTATAATCCATATACAGCTATAATACAAAATGAAACTTGAACAAGGAAAACTGGTAAAATGGGAAAATAAGAATAAGGCGCAAATTGTTTGGATGATATTAGACGATAATAAAAATGGAGTTATTTTACATTCGACTGGAAATATAGCAAGAATTGGGACTTTATGTGATATGTCTTTTTACAAAGATTTATCTCCGTTCATCGGCAATTTAAATATTAATTCTCAGGCTTCTTAATGAAAATATTGTTTGTGACTCCCCATCTTTCGACTGGAGGTTTGCCACAATATCTTTTAAAGAAAATAGAAAGTTTAAATTTATTATTTCAAATTTATTGCGTAGAGTATAAATTTTTGGGAGACGCATATGTAGTACAGAGAAATAAGATTAAAAATTTGTTAGGAGATAAATTTTATTCTAGTTCTGGAAGGCCAGACGAATATCTGATTGAGCTTATAAGAGATATAAGTCCAGATGTAGTTCATTTGGAGGAATTCCCAGAAACATTTCTCGAAAATGAAATTTGTTCAAAGATATACAGTTCAGATAGAAAGTATCTAATTTTTGAAACTGGACATGGTATTTACTTTGATCCACAAAATAAAAGGTTTATACCAGATAAGTTTATATTCGTCTCCGAATACCAGTCTAAGCTCTATGGAAACTTAGGCGCTCCGTTTGAAATAGTTGAGTATCCTATTGAACTAAAAAAGCCACAAAAGAAAATGGCTCAAGACGCATTGGGCTTTGATCCAAACAAGAAGCATGTAATCAATGTTGGTTTATTTACTCAGGGTAAAAATCAGGGAGAGCTTATTGAATTAGCTAGAAAACTACCAGATTTTCAGTTTCATTTTATTGGTAATTTAGCGATTAACTTCAAAAACTATTGGGGTCCGATAACAAAAAACTTGCCAAATAATTGCAAGATATGGGCCGAAAGATCTGACGTTGATTTATTTTATCAAGCGGCAGATCTGATGGTGTTTACCTCCAAAAAGGAATGTTCCCCGCTTGTAATTAGAGAGGCGATTGGATGGAGGCTTAAAACCCTAATTTATAATTTAAATTCATATTGTGATATGTACGACAAGTATGCCAATATAGAGTATTTGAAAGATGGCGATGAGCAATATAATATAAATTTGATCAAAAGCTGTGTATGAAATATCAATTAGCGTATACTTATCAAAATACAAAAAGAAATTTGAATGACGCTAATTTTTTATTTAGCTTTACTGACGGAGCAAAGATTAGCGTAGTTGGCGTTTCAGAAAGCAAATTTAAGGTTAGATTTATTGATCAAGACTCGTCTGAGTTGGTGTACGAAACCGTACTAAAATCAGGGATGTGGGCCTCGCCAATTGCGAAATATTTTGTAAATTGGCGTATCGAAGTTTTTAAAGACGACCAGTTAATTAGACAACATGACTTAAATCTTGATCAAAAAAATGTAAAAATTATATTTGATACTGGCAGTCTTGGAGACTCTATTGCATACATTGAAAGCGCCGAAGCTTTTAGAGTAAAGCACAGTTGTAATCTTTCTTGCGTTGTATTTAATAAAGATCTCTGTAAGATTTTTGCAGAAAAATATCCGTCAATTAGATTCGCCCATTTTGATTTTGTTGGAGATTTTTACGCTGTTTATAAAATTCAGTATCCGATTAAAAATTGGAAGGGGCTCACAAAGAAAGACCCAAGAACAGTATCTCTGACTCATATTCCAGCGTTGGCTCTTGGTTTAGATGTCGCGGAGAGAAGACCAAGCTTGGCCGTTCAAAAAAAGTCTGATAAGAAATATGTCTGCATAGCAGTTCAAAGCACGGCTCAGTGCAAATACTGGAATAACAAACATGGTTGGAACTCTGTAGTTAAGTATTTAAACAATCTTGGATACGAGGTTTGGTGCATAGATAGATATTCAAGTTTTGGCAATAAGGACAATTTTAATAATATTCCAAAAGGGGCTATAGATAAAACTGGAGATTTTTCGATAGAGCAAAGAATGGAGCAAATATCTGGCGCTGAATTTTTTATTGGTTTGGGCTCTGGGCTTTCTTGGTTGGCTTGGGCTTGTGGTGTTCCAGTAGTTCTGATAAGCGGATTCAGCAAAGCGTTTGCAGAGTTTTATACGCCGTACAGGGTGATTAATGAATCTGTATGCAACGGTTGTTGGAACGATCCAAGTCTAGCTTTTGATAAGTCAGATTGGAAATGGTGCCCAAGAAATAAAGACTTTGAATGCACCAAGCAAATAACGCCAGAAGACGTTACAAAACAAATTGATAAGATTATCAGTACTCAACCTTAACCCTATTTGATTCGTAAGTCTTCTTTTCGCTTGGGTGCTTTGCGCCGTTTCTTCTTTTGGAGTAGTCTTTTAAAAACTTATTTTTAATTGGATCTACCCCGCCATTTTGCTTTGCACGCTTTTCGCTAAGTTCTGTACTTTTATCCAGTAAGTCTCCATAGGTGCCTTTCTTGTTTTTTGTAGCATCGACGAATGAAGTATTGCTGTATGGGTCAATTTGGGCATCCACTGAGGCGTTAGGCACCTGATATACCCTCTTCCAAATAAGTCCTTCCTGGTCGATGTATGAGTGCTCCTCGTTCATTCCTTGAAACACGTCAATCGTCTCACCAGTCTTTGGGTTCTCGTAGGTATACAGAGGCATATAAATATGGTAATAAAAAAGCCGCTTTTTCAAGCGGCTTGGGGTTTTAGTTAATTTCTACCTTCTTTTCTTGCTTCTTCTTCTTT